ACAATGGGGGCGTGGTATTCAATGGCGAGAGCAGCAAAACCCTGTCGCCGGAAGCTATCGAACTGCTTCACATTTACGAGGTGCTTGGTGGCAGAGACAGATTGAAGCTCCTCAATTATGCAGTAGAGCTGGAAGGAGGATCTAAATGAGAGTTTCTTTGGAAATCAAGCAGAAGTGCAATTTCTTCTGGCTGCGGGCGATCCGCAATGCCAGAATCGATAGATGCTGTGCCAAGTGCTTCATTGGAGACACTTTCCATGAGGTATTTGAGGGGACGCGGTACAAAGAAAAAGCTCTGGTCGAGCTGGACATTCAGCCGGACGCCAGAGTAAAGGCATACTATCTCTGTGGACTCAGCAGAGGATTTAAGTATGAAGACAACACCCACGTGGTTTTCGTACCGTGTGAGGGTCAGACGGTTGAGATCGACAATGACAGAATTCGCCTCGTGATTACTGATGCTCGCCAGATAGAGTTCCAAAGCTATCAGCCCAACCCGGAGGGCGAGTTTACCGAGGAACAGCGCACCTGTCGTAATTGGATCTTCGCCAACTATTTATTGGACGGGATGCCGTTGTGAAGCGCGCAGCCCTCTATATCCGGGTTTCCACTTTGGAACAGGCGCAAGAGGGCTACTCGGTCGGCGAACAAAAGGAGCGCCTGATTGCGTACTGCAAGGCGAAGGACTGGATTATCGCCGACATCTACGTTGACGGAGGCTATACCGGCAGTAACATCAACCGCCCCGGCATACAAAAGCTCATCGCCGAGACGGATAAGTTTGATTTGGTGCTGGTCTACAAGCTGGACCGCCTCTCTCGCTCGCAGCGGGACACGCTCTATCTCATCGAGGAAGTATTCAGACCGAATAACGTGGACTTCATCTCGATGCAGGAGAGCTTTGACACATCGACACCTTTTGGAAAGGCGATGATCGGTCTGCTTGCCGTATTTGCCCAACTGGAACGAGAGCAGATCAAAGAACGCACTTGGATGGGGCGCGTGGCTCGGGCAAAGACCGGACTGCACCATGGCGGCGGCAATATCCCCATAGGATATGACTATTGCGACGGTAAACTCGTCATCAATCCATATGAGGCAGAGCAGGTTAGGAAGATATTTGAGTGGTATCTTTCCGGCTTCTCTCTCAAAGCCATCGCTGAACGACTCCAATCCGAAGGCTACACCAACAAGTACAGCAGCTACAGCTCGTGGTCGAGCATACGAAACATCTTGGGAAACGAGACCTATACCGGCCTCCTTCACTTTGGAGATATTATGGTTGAAGACGCTCACGAAGCCATCATCACAAAAGAACAATATGACGCCGCCCAAGTTCTCCGAGGCAAAAGGCAGGAGCAATACGGAAACAATGCTTTTCAAGCGAAGCACTGGCTAACAGGACTTCTGTTCTGCGGTCACTGCGGCGGGCGCTACTATCTCCGCAATTCCGGTAAGTATTCCTATTACGCTTGTTATTCCCGCACCAAACAGATCAAGAGCATGGTGAAGGACCCGAACTGCAAGAACAAGAATTGGAAAGGGCCGGAACTGGAAGCGAAGATTGAGGCAAAGATCCGCGCGCTGTTGCGATCACCGGAAACAGCGGCAGAGCTATCAGTGAGTACGCCCGATCCTTCGCCAAGCCTAAAGAACGAAAGTATCGAAAAGCGCATCCGTGAGATAGACAAGCAAATCGGAAAGCTGATGGAACTCTACCAGCATGATGATATTCCCGCAGAACTGTTGGGAGAGCGCATCAACAGATTGTATAATGAGAAGACTGCCTTGCAAGAGACTTTGGAGCCGCAGATCGAAAATGCCGAAGCGTCTTTCGATCTGGTTCAAGAACTACTCGCCGACGCTGCTCAGATTTGGGACTTCGCAGATGAGTCGCAAAAGCGCCGAATCCTACAAAGTCTTGTGAGCCGCATCACACTTACAGAAGACGACGTGGAAATCGAACTGGTTCGCACACCTGTTCGGGGCACGTTCTGAGCGCAAAAGAAAAGACCTCTCTCGCAGGATTGCTCCTGCAAGAGAGGTCTTTATCATACTTTGGCAAGGTAGCCCTTCAGGGCTTCTACTGCTTCGGATTTGGTCGTGATATGCGTGGCGTTGATGCCGCACATAGCGAGAACGCTTTTCATCAATTCCAGCGTGATGTTCTGTCCCTCATCGCTGGTGATGCGTTCCACAATGGCTCGCAGCTCGGCGGTCATAGCCTCCACCATTTCTTTGTCCACGGTAGCGCCGCTGATGATTTCGTTCAGACGTTCGTTATTGGCCCACTTAACCTTTGCGCTCTCAACAGCCTCGTCGATAAGCCGCGAGATGGTGGCCTCCGACACAAAGAGCCGAAGGATGCTTGGCAGCTTCTCATAGATGGCTGTGACAACGGTGGACTTCTTCAGGACGCCTGTGCCGCCGCCGAAGTCCTTTTCTGCCTCTGTGACAAGACTGAGCAGCATAGCTTCGATGAAGGCCACACCGTTCTTCCTGACGTAGAGGATTGCCAGAACGACCACGACGATGACCGCCAGCAGGGTCAGAATCGCGTCGAGGTTCTGAAGCAAAAATGTCACAAACTCCATACGTTCCTCCTGTTATACTTTCTTCGCGTAGTCCAGCGAGATCCATCCGACACCGGATTTGAGCTTGCCCCATTTGGACGCGCCCGCGCCATCGGCTTCCTCGACGATGGTGTAAACACCGGGGTCGATGAAGCCTTTGCTGGCGTGGTTTGTGCCGGGGCCACTGCGGATGTTCAGGTCCTTCGCTGTGACACGCACACGATAGTTAACCGCACCGGTCGATTTCACGTCTGCGGCATCGACCCAGCCGTAGACGTTGGAGCCGCCACCGGCAACCGCTTTCAGGTGATACGGGTGAGCCTTACCCTCCGCGATGGCGGTGATTTTGGCCTTGCCCGGTTTACACGTCTTGCCATTCTTGGCAGCGGCGCTGGTATAGTGCTTAGACCCCGTGAAATTGACCTCTGCGCCCACTTTGAGGTCGGGGGTATCCGGCGTTGTCGGAGAGGGCGAAGGCGGCGTAGGCGTCACTGTGGGCGTCCCCAGCCGGGTAGTTACTTCGGCTGCGAGTTCTCCGAGCCTACTGTAAAGCCAATCACCGGGACAGGACTTGTTTGCGAACCACCGATGAACGGTGATAAGCATTTCATCGTCCTTGGGTGTGTAGGCGAGGGTTTTTGCCTTGTCACCAAACCACAGGAGCTTTGTTTTGCCGTACCGCTGGCAGATGTCCACACAAAGATTGATGAGGGTGGCATAAACCTTATCGTTCATGGCGTAAGGGTCGAAGGTGTCAGATGCACACTCGATGGTGATAGCCCGATTATCATTGGATGCGCTCGAAGTACACCATGACCGGTCCTTTTCTTCACAGTACATTCCGACACGCCCGTCTACGCCGATTCCGTACTGGCACGACGCCTGACGAGATGTGGGCTCAAAGACGTTTCCCAGCGTCTCAACCGAACACTGCCCGACCACACAATGCGGCGTGATAATATCGACTGCACGATTGCGGGGGCTGGTTCTGTTAGGACTGATTTTCGTGTAGCTCACGAGTGGGCTGTTGCTCATGCTGTTTCCTCCGTTTCCAGACTGGCTACGGGCATACTTGTCGTAGTAGCTCTGCCCGTACTTGGCTCTACGCGCCTTCGCAGACGCGCTCTGGTCTGCCGGACGCTCGAACTTCAGAAGCACCGCGTCGGATGCCTCTTGAACGGAGCCGCAGTGTTTCAAGACACGAAGCACCGAAGGGTAGCCCTCGGTCAGCTCTTTCAGCAGGAAACCGAGTTGCATATCAAGGTCGCCGATAGACTTCTTGGCGTTCTTCGCATACGCGAGCAGGTTTTCCTTGCGGCTCCAATACGTCCATTGGCACAGGCCGTAACCGGCGCTGTCTCTTACAAAATTGGAATACTTGCCGCTGTCCACCGCCGCCGTATATTCGGCGTCGGAAAGACCTAACTTCTTCTCGTAGGTGTTCTGAAGGTTCTGCGGGTTCAAACCGCTCTCGGCGTAGATATTGCCCATAAGACCGGCAACGCCGAACTCATTCAGTCCTGCGGCAAGCAGGAAATCCCATATCTTCTTTTCGTTCATTTCGGTTCCTCCCGGCGTCAACCGACGCCGCCCGCAGTGTCATCGTGTGTAGACACTTCGGTACGCTTGTCCGGCCAGCTATTGTTCTTGCTCAGGTTCTCGATGCCTGATTTCAAGCCATAGACCAGCACGACGCCGATAATCTGCGTGACAGCCACCTGCGACAGACTTTCCGCAATCTGCATCTTGTCGAGCGCCGCGAGGATGTAGCTGCACCAGACCCACGCAAAACCGTTGATGAGGCAGACCCAAACGACCTTCTTCATAGTCTCCATCTTGGTCTTGCGCTTTCTCCGTTTCTTTCTCTTGAACAGGGACAAGGCTCTCACCTCCCGTGCTTTAACGGAAGTTCATCCACGCTCTGCACTATGAGGTCGGCGTCGCCGTTCCCTCCGAGGCCATCGTGGTATGATTTGTGCATATCGTGGAATCGCTTCCGGTCATCGTAGGTGATGATGCCTTTGTCAACATAGCTCTGGCCGAGATACAAAATCCGGTCGAGCAGGATTACTTTTTGCGCCTCAGTGAGAGCGTCGAGCCGCTTTTCGATGCCCCGCAGCCGCTCGTCAATCTTCTCGCTTTTTTGCTTCTCGCCATCTTTGAGTTCCTTCACGGAATCGACCAGCTTATCCGTGCGGTCCTCTCTTTCCTCGGCGCGGTCCTCCTTGACCGCCTTCCGGTTCAGATGCCACGTCACCAATGTCTCGATAGCCTTGACGAGTGCAGCAGCAACGCCGCCCGAAATGAGGCACAGTATTACTTCGTTCATGTCGTTCACCCCTCTCACTGAGAACAAAGTAGGAGGGGCGCTTTCGCGCCCCTCTGGTTAATATTTGTCGTTACCGACCAGCTCGTTCAGGCGGGCGTTCAGATCCTCGTCCTCCTGCGCTTCCGCGCCAAGCTGCTCAATCAGGTAGGCTTGCGCCTTGATTATCTCAGCCTGTCGGATGCAGATGTCGGTCAGTTCGGCGATGACTTCGATGCTGTTCATGCCTCGTAAGCCTTACCGGTGATTTCCTCGTAGTGTTCGGCGGTGATGACGCCATCCTCGACATCCTGCCGGAGAATAGCGTCCACGGCGGTCTTGCGGCTGGCGGGGCAAGCGTCCCACGTCTGCGTACCGGCTTCCAGCCTGTTAGCCCAAATTCTATTCATTACGGTAATCCTCCTTGTTATTATTTCAGTGGTGTCAGCCCTTGTCGAGTTCGCACAGAGCGTCCTCGATGAGCGCCAGCTGTTCGGTCACGGCCAAATCCTGCTCGCACATAGCGTTCTCGATGTCGGCCAGCCGGTCGGTCATAATGCTGTCCTGCTCGCACAGGGCATCTTCCAGCGTGATTCTGGTTTCTTCAAGGGCGGCTGCGAGGGGCGGCGTCTTGTCGGACGTGCGGTAGTGATGGTCGATTTCGTACCAGTCGTAGCAGTTGCCCTCATCGTCCTCCGCACTGTCCATCAGGCAGACAATACGGAAGTCATCGAAAATCGTCTGGTCAGGGTACTCGCGTCTGAGCTGCTGAAACCCCGTCAGGCGGGCGTGGGCAGGGCCTTTGACTTTGAGGATTTCGACCGCGCCCTTCGTTCCAAATACATACTCCACGTGATTTCCTCCTTTCTCCGAATGACCTTCTTCAACTCACGCATGATGCGCTCGCCGTTGAACAGCATCCGGTAGATGTTGTGGTTGTTGCAGTGCTTTAATTGCCCAAGGCGGGAGAGCAGACTGGCCGCCGCTCCTGCCATGATGCGCTTACCTTGGCGCTTCCGTTTCCGGTATCGCGCGACTGCCCGCTTGATGCGGAGCAAGTTCCGTTTGCGCGGAAGTGTGTAACCCCGCCCGTATCGGTAGCCTACCGCGTCAGGCATCCGACTTTTCTCTCGTACACACCCGCGCCGTGGAGGGTTTAGAGGCACAGGGGCGCTCCTTTTTGGAACCGGAAATATCTGCCAATCCGATTTCAGCCGGAGCTGATGTGCCGTCAGCCATTCATCCACCAACGCTTTCAGCTTCCGCAGCTTGCGCTTGTTCGGGCCGAATATCGTGAGGTTGTCCATATAGCGCACATAATGGCTGCATAGGCCACTGTCACGAATGAGCTGGTCGAGCGGCTGTAAAACGGTGTTGGCGAACCACTGCGAGGTATAGGCTCCAATCTGCACACCGTCTTTGACGATGCGCCAGATGAGGTTGAGGACCCGGCGGTCTTTGATGAGCTGTCGCATACGAGCCATCACCACTTCCGGTTTCAGGCTGTCGTAAAAGTGGTAGATGTCGCCGCAGAACTCGTGCTTCGTCCCTTTGGGGTCGTGCGCCATCCAGTTCTCAATCGCCTTTCGTGCGTGGTGCGGGCCTCTGCCACGGATGCTCCCGCAGCAGTAGTAATCCATACCTCGCATAAACGTCGGCTGCAAGACCTGAATGAACGCGTGATGCACGTACTGGTCCGGCCACTGAACCGGCTCGTGGACCGTGCGGTGCTTTCGGGCGTTCGGGTCCCATCGCGTAGTGATGCGGCAGGGTTTCGGTTCAAAGCCGTTGACGATGATAGCCCGCAGCTCCTTGACACGCTCGTCGATGGTTTCCTCCACCCAAGCGGTGCATTTGTTCGGGCGGTGGTGCGTGTGCCAATGGTGGGTGCGGTTTACCTCGCGTATGGCTTTCAACAGATTCTCGTCTGAGATGATTTTGTCAAAGAGATTTCCTACTCTTTTCACGGGGATGTATCCTCCTTTTAGCTGTACGAGCTTTCCAGCGCCCTCTTTCGAGAGTGTACTAACCCGCTCCCCTAAACTGCTTATCTTCACCAAGGGGTGTGCGACTACCTGTGCCGAAACGGGAGGATTGTTAGCAAAACAGCAAAAAGGTTGCGGCAGCCGATGTTCGCGTTCGAGTTCGAGGCGGTGTTGTAGTTCACGTAGAAAAGACCGTGGTTGGTGTTCTGGTTATAGTTGCCACCAACGTAAAGGCACGGGTTCGACGTGTTGAAGTTCCAGTTATCGCACGTAGCCCGAAGTTGCATCGGTACTGCACAGGTAGCCCCATAATGCCCGCGCCTACGGCGCGGGCTTCGTGAGGGGGCTTACGCCCCCTCACACTCCCCCATTAGGGGAGTTCTTGGAGGCGGCAGCCGATGCCCGCGCCCGAGACCGAGGCGGCGCTGCAGTCCACGCAGAAAAGACCGCGGTTG